CAGCGACATCAATATATGGATATGGATGGGGTGCTGGTACATGGAGTACTTCTACGTGGAGTACTACACGACAAGGACTAACTGGTGCGGAAGGAGTTTTACTTCAATCAACTAAGTGGTCACTTGATAACTGGGGTGAAGATGTTTTAGTACAAAAATTTGATGGTAGTATTTATTATTGGGATACTTCATCAGGACTATCAAGTAATGTTGCATCAACAACAAATGTTTCTGCAGGCCCAACTAAGTCTAGATTTATGATGGTTTCAGGCGATGATCGTCATGTAATTTGTTTTGGAACAGAGACAACTATTGGCACAACATCTACACAAGATAACATGTTTATTAGATGGTCCCACCAAGAAACCACTAACACATGGACACCAACTGCAACAAATACTGCAGGGTCACAAAGACTTACAGACGGAAACCAGATTAATGCAGCTGTTAGATCTAGGGGTGCAATCCTTGTTTTCACAGATACAGCGTTGTACCAAATGCAATTTATTGGTCCACCTTTTACATTTGGATTTAAACAATTAGGCTCTAACTGTGGCGCCGTAGGTATTAATGCTGCTATAGATATTAGTGGTAAATTATACTGGATGGGAAATGATTCTTTTTTCACATTTGATGGTGCGGTTAAAAAAATACCTTGCACCGTACAAGATTATGTTTTTGATGATATTAATATAAATGCAATAGGAGATGTTTACTGTGCATCAAATTCAGATTTCAATGAAGTTATGTGGTTTTATCCATCAAGTAATTCACTGCAAATAGATAGACATGTAACTTATAATTATTCAGAACAATTATGGTATACTGGTTCATTAGCTAGAAGTTCTTGGGCAGATCGTAGTGTATACCCTAATCCATATGCAACTGAATATGATTCAACAGATTCAACTGCAACTATTTCAACTATATATGGTAATAAAGATGGAAGAACATTTGTCTATTCACATGAAGACGGAGTTAATGATGCAGGAGGTGCAATGACTGCTTACATTGAATCAGGTGATATTGATATAGGAGACGGTGATAACTTTATGTCTATTTCTCGTTTTATTCCTGACTTTAAAAATCAAGTTGGAGAAGTTGATGTAACAGTTAAGTCACGTTCTTATCCAGCAAAAACACAAACAACACACGGACCATATGCAATTACAACTACAACAGAAAAACAAGATACAAGAATACGAGGAAGACAACTAGCACTTCGTATATCAAGTGATGCAACTGATGATAAGTGGCGATACGGTACACTTAGATTTGATGGTAAACAAGACGGAATGAGAGGTTAGGATGGCAAAGATAACAATACCTCTATTACCCCAAGCACCAGAAGAATACGATCAATCACAAATTAATCAATTGGTTCAAACATTAGAGCAATTAATTTTTATATTAAATAATACATATACACCTGTCACATTAAGTGATGAGGAAGAACAAAAAGCATGGTTTTTAACATAGATGGCTAACGTATTTACAAATTATAAAGCAGTTTTATCTACTAGTGAACTGACTACATTGTATACAGTGCCCACAGCAACAGCAGCTATTTTAAAATCTATTCGTGTTGCTAATATAGATTCTGAAAATGATTGTAAAATATCTATTTATTTAATAGATACAGATAGCGTTAGCTATAATTTACAGACAGATAGAACTGTTAAATCTAACAAAACAGCAGAATTATTAGCTACAGGAGTTTCAAACTCAGGGTTTGGATCAACAGATTCTTCTTTTGCCCCATCAGCACCTTTGGTCGCTAAGGAATCAGAAGTAATCAAGGTGCAAGCTGAGAATGGTGGTGACCTACACGTCATTTTAAGCGTAATGGAGATAAGTTAATTATTGCAATGAGGAGAAAAAATGGCTATAAATGACAATATTACCGTGATGGCAGGAAAAACAACACCTACTGCTGTCGATGTAGAAACTAAATCTACTATCAAACACGCAACCACAGGGAAGGTTTATGCGAGTGAAAAAGAAGCAGAAGCCGATATCAATGACCCTGCAACCAGCACAAAAAATGAGGATATAAAAAGAGACGTGGCAATAAGCGTAAATAAATTACCAGATATATTAGGGGGAAGCACATAATGGCGCGTAATGATAGATATATAGGTCAAACTTATGGACCAGCAGGAATGGGAATGAATGCGTATATGGACCGTCCGGGACCACAACGAAGATCTAATGTACGCGACTTAGGTCAAACTTATGGACCAGCAGGAATGGGAATGAATGCATACATGAATCGTCCGGAGCAACAACAACGAGGCATACCACCATCAAAAAGATTTGGCCAAGGCATGCCTTCACCAGGCAGAAGATTTGAAAATTATTTAAATAGAGGAATGGGGCGAGGTATTGATTCTTTAGGACCTAACATAGGTCGTGATCGTCATCCAACAACAATGGATCCTATTATGACCATGTTAGACAATCCACAAGTAATGCGTGATTGGCAAGACAAAAGAAAATTAGAAGAACAAATGGATCCAGACAATTTTTTAACAAATCGTATAGCTGTTGGTGAGCAATTTAACGTTGATCCTTTTGGTGATATTAATACTTATCCACATGAAGAAACGCATGGTCTTGGTGATATTAATACTTATCCACATGAAGAAACACATGGTCGTGGAATAATGGGAGCAATGCCAGAAGAAAGACAAATGGCAGAAATAAGTGGTAAACAAGGAGATTGGATGGGAGGAGAATATGGAAATCCAGAACACTATTCAAGAAGCCCTTCAGGATTTGAGGATTATAAAAGTAACGTCGAGGCTAGAGAAGACACAGGATCTTGGATTCCATGGAGGGCTGCTCAGGAACCTGCAACTGATCAAGAGATTAGAGATAGATTAAAAGATATGATTCAAAATAAACAATGGGGAGGAAATACTCCTACATTAGGAAATTTTAAACAGTGGGGTATAGTTTAATATAATATGGGATTTTTTAGTAAATTAATGAAGAACCCGATAGTGCAGATGGCACTACCGATGATGTTAACTGGTGGCGCATCCTCATTATTTAGTGGTGCTGGTATGCTTGGAGGATCAAAACTTGGTTTAGGATTAGGAAGTCTGTTTAGTGGCATGAACCCAATGATGGCGAATGCATTAAAACAATCAATGATTGGATACGCAACAGCAGCATTAACTGGTGCAAAGAAACCAGGGAAAGCAGCAATGTATGCAGGACTTGCTTCAATACCTTTCTCGTACATGAGTGCAGCTAACGCAGCTAATCAATTTAATAAAGATTATTCAGGATTGCAAGGACAGGGTTTAAAATCAGGAACTGGTGTGTATGATTATCAAAAAGTTCCAGGTACAGCGAGAGATTTTCTTAGTGGTGTAGGGCCTCAAGGTACTTATAAAACACCTATTATGCCAGGAAGAGGTGGCATGGGTAATTTTGGTCCACGATCTGATATGGTTAAAAATTGGATCAAACCAGAATATATAGATGTTGGATCTCCAGTTGCTAAAGTTACACCTTGGGACATTATGAGTGGTCAAGCAACAGATGTAACAATACCATCAATGGCAAGAGATGGTAAATTACTTCCTGCTCACACAGAATCATTAAGTGGCGACATATTTACAAAAATTGATCCTGAAACAGGATTATCAAAAATGGATATGCTAGGAACTCTAGGACCAGTTGGTGCTGGATTAATAGGAGAGTATGCGGAAACAGAAGATGAAAGAAATGCAGAAGAATGGGAAAGAAATAAGGAGAGAAGAAGAAAAGAATTAGCATGGATGTATGGTGTTGATCCTTCTATGATTGAAGGAGAAATGGATAATCCATGGAACACAGGTGCTTTCATGAATTCTGGAGGAATAGCATCACTGGAAAATGGTGGCGGCGTCAATGGCCCAGGTACTGGAGTATCTGATTCAATTGATGCAAAGTTATCAGACGGTGAATTTGTAATGACAGCAAAGGCTGTCGAAAATCTTGGTGGCGGGGATCGCTACGAAGGGGCTAGAAAAATGTATGGCATGATGAATATGCTAGATCCAGAATCAGAATCCATGAGTGAGGTAGTATAATGGTTGTTAAAGCGTTATTAAAAAGAGGATTAAAAAAACTAACTAAAAAGAAACCAAAAGTAAAACCTAAACCAACACCTAGGTATCTCACAGATCCTAAGACTGGTCAAAAGTTTTTAAATAGAAGAGCAACGGTAGCTGGAGTAAAAAAATCAAAAGGAGAGGCAATTCCTGAATTTATTAAGAAAAGACCAATTACATCTGCTGGAATTGTTGTAGGGGCAGCAGGTGCTGCACAATACAGAAGAAAAAAACTTTATGAAGAAAGAGATAAACAAAAGAAACAATTAAAAGAAGCAACTGAAAAACATAGAGACAAGGATAAAAAGAAAAAGGAAAAAAGGAAGGACAATTACGGAGGAAAATGAAATGGAGGTTCTTAGGACCTAAAGATTTTGAGTGGATGCTGGATGTATCTAAAGAGCACCATAAGGAATCAGACTGGAGTGAGGTTGAATACAGTGAGGATAAAGTAAAGGGTTACATCACCACTGCTTTAAAAGATCCAAATTATTTTGCGATCATCATTGAAGAAGATGACAAAAGAATGGGGTTTATGTCTGGAAGGATATTGGAATATCCTTTTAGCAAAGAAACATTTGCGAGGGAACTAGATCTATATGTAGAACCTGAGCATAGAAAAGGAATGGCAGGAATATTTATGATGAAAAAATTTATAGAGTGGGCAACAGTTAAGAAAGCACGTGAAGTGCTCTTTGAGCCACGTCTTTCCGATGGTACAATAAAAAAATTTGACGCAATGGCCACACGCCTAGGTATGGAACATTTTGCGAACGCTTATAGGAGAAAATTAGTATGAGTTTTGGCGGCGGCGACAGCCCTAGTAATACACAATTTAGTACACAGTACACAAGAGACGCTCCGCAAATAGAGGCAGCTAAACTTGGTCTAATGGATACTGCTAAGCAGTATACAATGTTTGGTATGAACCCATGGGAAGCAGTTAACAAAGGTGCTAAACCAGGTGAGACAGGATATGGTGAATATGGATACAAGGGTACTGATGGACGTTATGCTGTAGATACTAAGTTTGGTGATCTTACACGTGAACAAAGAATGAAGGAAGGTCAAGTTGATATTCCAGGTCAAAAAGTTGCGGGATTTGATCCTATGCAACAAAAAGCATTTCAAATGGCGGATGCCGGTGAAGGAGGAATTGGTGGTTATAAACAATACTTAGATCAAGCGAAAGGGTATGCTCAAGATGCAACACAAGCTTATGATCCAAGTTCATATAAAGCATACATGAATCCATACCAGGATGAAGTTATAGCATCAATAGAAGATCAGTATAGAAAACAAAGAAATGAGGCTGCAGGAAAAGCAGGTTCAGCTTTTGGGTCTGAAAGATACGGAGTTTTAGAAGGAGAACTAGGTTCACAACAAGCTAAAGCAGTTGGGCAAGCACAGGCACAAAATTACGGACAAGCACAACAAGCAGCAATAGGACAGTTTCAAAATCAAATGGGGAGATACGGCGAGGCAGCACAA